ATAAAAGACTGTTCAAAAACAGACCAATGATTATGCTTAATACAATAAGCAAGCAACTTGGCATAGTTTTCGTTGTCCTGATTCGCAGGATTACTAACTCGCGCAACAAATGCCATGGTTTTTTCTGCATCGGGAGTTACACTAATGAGTTTTACTGTCATTTTTTACCAAATCCTTTTCAAATTTTTGCTTCTAGTTCTGCGAGTTCTTCTTTTAGTGCTCGCAGTTGTTGTTTCATTTCTATAATTTTTTCTTCGGTATAAAGATGCTCTTGCTTTACAAGACGCTCAAGCAACTTTATCAGTTTTCTTGCTCTATCAGTCATCTAAATCAGAGTCCTCAAAAATTTCGTCGTAATCTAAAATTGGTCTTTTTCTTACCTCTGCGTGAGTTTTATACACAGAAACATCAGAATAAACTTCTGCTTTGAGAGAATCAACCAATAGTTCCAGATTACGGACAATCAGTTTTAGTTTGTCTTTGTCCATAAGATACCATTCTCTCAGGGCATTTTAACATAAAAAAAGGAGGGAATCAACCCTCCTTTGAATCTTTTTGTTACTTAGAAATCCACTGAACATACAGTGACAATAGAGTAATAAAAGTGGCAGATGCAACTGTAATTTGTGCAATGATTAGCATCACTTTGCTCCTGCATTTACAAGCAGTGCCTGGTGACGACGATTCTCTTTCTGCTTTTGCTCTTTGATGAGTTGAAGTACATTGAGTTTTTTCATCACTTGTGCCCCTCCTTAGTAAACTTAACACCACGATAGGTTTCGTTATACTGTTGAGGTTGCTGCATCATCTGCTGTTGATACTCAAGACGTTTTTGAGTATCATACTCAACTCCGCGATATACTACTTTAGACATTAGGTTTTCTCCTTAGTTTTTTAGGTTAAAGAGCGTTCCTTCAGTCGGCTTTTGCGTCTATGAAACAACCTTTCTTTGTTACTTGTTTAATTTCCCAAACAATTTCATTACGTTGTTGATGATTTAACTCTGGGTGAGCAAGCACCCTACTAATAAGAAAGTTTGCTTGAACACAAGTTAAGAATAGGATTTCCATAGATGAACGTTCCGTTCCGAGTCGGCTTACTTCCGTCCTATTTAATTTTTAGCACCTTTTCACAACGTCCTTTCGGAGTTCTAATAGCAATCGGTCTTCGATCTTTTGGTGAACTACATCGTCGTTTTTAACGATGTCCATTAGTTCCCAAGCTGCGTCACAACTGATGGTAACTGGATATTCAGTTGCTATGAGTCGTGGCGTAGAAACAGAAAGAAGTGGAACCCATGCTAAAAGCAAAAGTGCTTTAGTCATAGGATGAACGTTAGGGGATTATTATACCCCTATTCGTTCTATATATGCAAGTTTTGTGATAAAACCGTAACAATGAATACTAAAATGTATCGTTATTATACTCAAAAGCGTAAAGATTTGCAAAAACCTTCACGCGAAAAAATTTTGCCGGAAAAATTTTCCCCTACCAGGGGAATCACTTCCGTTTTTTCTTTTGGGGTGCTTGGTATCCCCAAAGCTTTGGATTGACTCTACCATATCCAAAGTCAATACTCTTTAGATTATCACGAAACTTATCCCAGTACATATCGAACAATTTTGATCTCGTACCTCTTGTAAGATCAAAACAAATCTTATCATCAACAAAATACTTTACGATGTAAGCATCATTGGGAGCATCTTTAGTGCAGACATCAGTATACGAACCGTCTTCTACCAGAATATCACACCCATAACGTGACTTGCAGGTTTCCTTTTCTGCTGATGTCCAATGATCCATATTTTTTTCCTTGCCCTGAGTTTTTTCAATTACATTATCAAGTTGATTCACGAACGTCCTCCCCACTTAATATCTGGATATGCCTCTGCTACAATTTCTTTAGTAAGTTTATACTTTTCACCAAGTCTCTTATCTTTACATAAAATAATAATTTCTGCTTCAAGGGGATGAAGACCTTGAAGAATATTAATAAACATTGTTTCTCTACGAAGAGAACTTAGACTATCATTCCCACCTTTCACAAAGTTATAAAATCTCTGATATTCTTTACGGATAGAAGAACGTCCTTGATCTTGAGAACCAAGAGAGTTGGAACCCAGTTCTCCCATCTTAGAGACGGCATCATCAATCTTTGCAGATAAAGTTCCACTAAAAGAATTCTGTTCACTTGTAGCGGCATATGGAACATCACCAGGTGGCAATAAAGATACCACACTTTCATCAAAGTTCCATATCAAAATAACTTTTAGTGCAGGGTCATTAAACTTTTGCAATGCTTCTACTTTACGAGCATTTGATCTTTGCTTATTTACAACTTGTAGAATTTCAAAAATAAAAGGATTAGTGGGCAGATCTGGAATAGGTGCCTCTGCCTTAGGAGTTGTTACTTTTTTAGTTGTAGATGTCTTTGATCTACTCTTCGTCGTCGTCGTTGATGTCTTCGTAGTCATGATAGTTTTCAAAATTAAATGCGATTACTTCATCAGGTATAAGATTACCTTGTTGGTCGAACATTTCAGGGTGTGGTCTTGGTATTTCCCGATAGTTCATCATATATTCTCTTGCCACCCAACCCAACATTACTCCCACTATAAGAAACAATACGGTTAGAAAGGAACCAAAAACTAAACTAACTGCTAACATTGTTTTTTCTCCGGGAAACTACTTTTCTTTTCCTTGACTTGAAGGAAAACTCAAAATAGATAGTGACTTCCCGATTTAGAAAGCAAACTATCTTCTCAAAAATAATGTGAAATGGTTGAGTTTGCTTTCTTTTACCTCCATTAAGAATAAGTTCAACACCACGATTGAAGTGGTCTTCAGATTTATTTAGGTCACGATTTGATGACTTGTTGTTCCTTGAGGAATTTGATTGTGTCAATGGACCCTCCTATTTTTTTATCATTGCAGACAACTTGTGGAAATGTGGATCCTTCACCAAACTCGGCATAAAATTCTTCTTTGGTAAAATGCTCATTAAGATTATAAACCACAAAGTTATTTCCTGTCAATTCCAGTACTTGTTTAACTTTATAGCAATATGGACAATCTTCTTTCGAATAGACCGTAAAATTCATTTTTCTCTCCAATTTATTAATAATTTATATTAGAAAAAAAGAGGGTATAAAACCCCCCCTTATTAACCACCAACTCACCTCTCCCACCACAGAGAGGGTCTTCATTCCCAAAGATACAAGGATGCTGAAGACGTCAATATTATAACGGATTTAAAAACAGATGTCAAGTCAAAGAGCACAAATTGCTGCTGTTGCTTCAGCGAGTTTTGCAGAAGCAACGGTTTCTTTTGCTTCTGCAGTAGTATCATCACCATCTTGTCTTGCTTGCTGTGCTTCACCAGAAAGAACTGCTGCCTCAAAGTAAGGAGTGGCAACAGACTGATATTCTGCTTCAGAAATGACCTGAATGGCATTTTTACCACAGGGACTTACAATCGTTGACACTGGAGTTGAATCTGGAAGTTCTGAAAGCATCACATTAACTCCCTCAGAGTCAGACAACCATACTTTTACATCAAGTCCAGGATATTCTTTCCAAGGATGTCTCTTATATTTTGGTTCTGTTGGATCACAACAAAAAACACCGTTAGTGTCGTCAACATAGTAGTGCTTAATATATTGCATTGTTATTGAATAAAATCTTTTAGTTATTTATAGTAATTCCGTATTTTTGGGAGAGTTCTCTGTTTTGATCGTCCATTGTTGGAAATCCTTTAACTTTTGCCCAACAAACAATTGAATATCTTTTTCCTTTTGTGACTGGTTCGACTCCGTGCTTATAATGATGATTGGATGGGAAACAAACCAACATCCCTGGTTCTGGTCTTACTCTTACTTTAAGATCTGGAAAAATAAAATCACCACCCTCAAAGTCGTCATTGAGATAAAAGACCATTGATAAATCTCTTTCGGTAGATTTCTTCCATATCAGTTCACCATCAGGAGTTTGCCATAATGACTCACCATCAATGTGCGGACAGTAGTGACCTCCAATACCATAAGATAAGATCTGAGGAACTTCACTTTCACAAATCTCAACACCATAAAAAGGATTCACAACTTCTTTGACAACATTATGCATCAACTCAATAATTTTAGGTTGAATCGGACCCATTTCAATATGTTGTGTATCACGAATGGTCTTATCTACTCTCCACTCCTTTCCACCAGTTTCATTTGATTTATGTGGATCAAAGACTGCAAGATCAGTTTCTGATGAAGATTTGATATGTTGAACTATTTCTCGAACACCGTATTCATTGATCACATTTGGTTTTATCAAAATATAAGATAAAGGATTTTCAATCATAAGTTTTTGTTTATTATAACACTAATTATACGATAATTCCAGAAGGAAGTGCGTTGGCTCTTGCACTCAATCCAGAAAGATATGGACGAGCAATAGTTAAGTTTGCACCAGGAACTGCTACAGTGGTATCAGAGGCATAAGTAACCTTATCCATTGTTGAAAATGAACCAGGAGTACCGCCACCAAAGTATCCTGCGGTTGAGTTTCCTGTTGCTGCCAAACCAGAACGAGCAACACTTAATGCGGCACCAGGAACTGCTGCTGTGGTATCAGTTGAATAAGTCAACTTGTCCATTGTTGCCGATACACCACCACCACCAAAGTATCCTGCGATTGAGTTACCTGTTGCGGCAAGATAACGACGAGCGGCACTTAATGCAGCACCAGGAACTGCTGCTGTGGTATCGGTAGAATAAGTCACCTTATCTACTGTTGATCTATCTACAGGATTTCCAGGTCCATATCCACCTCCAAAGTATCCTGATGTTGAGTTTCCTGTTGCAGCAAGACCAAAACGAGCAACACTTAATACAGCACCAGGAACAGCAGCGGTAGTATCTAATGTATAAGTCACTTTATTCATTGTTGAATAATTTGATGGACCAGGGGTAACTCCTCCACCAAAATATCCTGCTGTTGAATTTCCTGTTGCAGCAAGAAGATAACGAACAAGACTTAATGCAGCACCAGGAACTGATATTGTCGTGTCTGATGAATAAGTTAACTTATCCATTGTTGATACACTAGTAGCACCAGCAAGACCACCACCAAAGTATCCTGCTGTGGAAGATCCTACTGCTCCTACACCAAGACGACTTGCACTTAATGCAGCACCAGGAACTGCTGCCGTGGTATCGGTAGAATAAGTCACCTTATCTACTGTAGAATGTGGTGAACCACCACCAAAGTATCCAGTGTTTGGTGTTAGTGGTGCTGGTGCTGGACCAGTTTCAGGTAGTGCATTTGCTCTGGCACTTGATGCTGCAAGATCAAAACGACCAACACTCAAAGCAGCACCAGGAACTGTTGATCTTGTATCTGATGAATAAGTGACCTTATTCATTGTTGAGAATGAACCAGGAAGACCACCACTAAAGTATCCTGCAGTTGAGTTTCCTGTTGCAGCAAGTCCTTGACTAGCAGCACTTAAAGCAGCACCAGGAACTGCAGCGGTAGTATCAGATGAATAAGTAACCTTATCCATTGTTGAGAATGGACCAGGACCACCACCACCAAAGTATCCTGCGGTAGAAGATCCTGTTGCAGCAAGACCATAACGAGCAGCACTTAATGCAGCACCAGGAACTGCTGCCGTTGTGTCTGATGAATAAGTGACCTTTTCCATTGTTGATACTGTAGGAAAACCACCACCAAAGTATCCGGCAGTTGAATTGCCGGTTGCGGCAAGTCCTTGACGAGCAACACTTAAAGCAGCACCAGGAACTGCTGCTGTTGTATCAGATGCATAAGTGACCTTATCCATTGTTGATAATTGACTAGGACCACCCCCACCAAAGTATCCTGCGGTTGAATTTCCTGTTGCAGCAAGAAAATAACGCGAAGAACTTAACACCGCACCGGGAACTGCTGCTGTTGTGTCTGATGAATAAGTGACTTTATCCATCATTGAATAATTATTTGGTGTGACACGACCACCACCAAAGTATCCTGCTGTTGAGGAACTTGTTGCTGCAGGACGCTGACGAGCAACACTTAAATTAGCAGTAGGAACTGCTGCTGTTGTGTCTGATGAATAAGTGACCTTATCCATTGTTGATCTTGGACCAGGAGAACCACCACCACCAAAGTAACCAGTGTTTGGTGAAAGAGTAAATGCAGTTGCTGGTGTTGGTGTTGCTGCTGGTGGTTCTGTGACGGGCAATGCGTTGGCTCTTGCACTTGATGCTGCAAGATCAGAACGACCAACACTCAAAGCAGCACCAGGAACTGCTGCCGTTGTATCTGATGAATAAGTAACCTTATCCATTGTTGATCTTGAACCAGGAGTACCGCCACCAAAGTATCCTGAGGATGAATTACCTGTTGCAGCAAGACGATACCGAGCAGCACTTAATGCCGCACCAGGAACTGCAGCGGTGGTTTCAGTCGAATAAGTTAACTTATCCATTGTTGATAGTGGACCAGGAGCACCACCGCCAAAATATCCTACTGTTGAATTACCTGTTGCAGCAAGACCCGAACGAATCCCAGTTAATACGGCACCAGGAACTGCAGCGGTGGTTTCAGTCGAATAAGTGACCTTATCTACTGTTGATATGTTAGCAGCACCAGTAAAACCACCAGCAAAATATCCTACTGTTGTGTTTCCTGTTGCAGCAACGCGATGACGAGCAACACTTAATGCAGCACCAGGAACTGTTGTTCTTGTGTCTGATGAATAAGTGACCTTATCCATTGTTGAAAAATATGAAGGCAGCGCACTTCCCCCACCAAAATAACCTGCAGTTGAGTTTCCTGTTGCAGCAAGACTATAACGCGAAGAACTTAACACCGCACCGGGAACTGCTACAGTGGTGTCCGATGGATAGGTGACCTTATCCATTATTGTTGGTACACCAGGAAAACCACCACCAAAGTATCCTGATATTGAGTTTCCTGTTGCGGCAAGAGAATGACGAGATGCGCTTAATGCGGCACCAGGAACTGCAGCAGTGGTGTCTGATGAATAAGTGACCTTATTCATTGTATTAACAATGGGAGATTGACCACCACCAAAGTATCCAGTGTTTGGTGTTTGTGCTACACCATCACTAAATCTAACTGGTAGTGATGATGGTACTGATACTTCCGGTAGTGCGTTTGCTCTGGCACTTGATGCGGCAAGACTATAACGTGCGGCACTTAATGCGGCACCAGGAACTGCTGTTGTGGTATCAGATGAATAAGTGACCTTATTCATTGTTGAACGTAAACCACTAGGACTATTACCACCACCAAAGTATCCTGCCGATAAAGATCCTGTTGCGGCAAGATTAGAACGAGCAAAACTTAATGCGGCACCAGGAACTGCTGCTGTTGTATCAGTCGAATAAGTGACCTTATCCATTGTTGAGAATTGAGGACCAGTAAAACCACCACCAAAGTAACCAGCAGTTGAATTACCTGTTGCAGCAAGAAGATAACGAGCAACACTTAATGCGGCACCAGGAACTGTTGTTCTTGTATCTGATGAATAGGTGACCTTATCCATTGTTGAAGAATATCCAGGACCAACACCACCACCAAAGTATCCTGCAGTTGAGTTTCCTGTTGCAGCAAGACCATAACGTTCAACACTTAATGCAGCACCAGGAACTGTTGTTCTGGTATCAGTTGAATAAGTGACCTTATCCATTGTTGATACTATAGCACCAGGTTCAAAACCA